TGGGACGCAAACGACTAAAGGAACGGACCTAAAAATCCAATTACTTTAGGAGTAAAATTATGTCTACTATCACTTATCGTGGTGTTAAGTACAACCCAGAAGCATATAAAGCTGCTGTGTTGGCAGAGCAAACCGCAACTCGTAACCACAATCTCATGTATCGTGGTATCAAAATCGAACGCAAGTTTGCATCTAAAAGTTGATAATTAACGCACTTAACTTTCCTGAGGGTTGCAAGACCCTCTTTTTTTATGCTATAATGGTATCGAAGTAATATGGTATATGGAAAAAGAAAGAGTTAATTTGATTATTCGTAATTTGGAACTTCTTTTAGATTCTCTAAAGGCAGAAGTAAATTCTGATAGAGATGATAAGGTAGATTATAATCCATATAGTGAATATATTGAAGATTATGATGAAGTCTTTGAGGAAGAAAATGACTGAAACAAAAAAAGCAAAAGAACTTGTAAAATTGCTTGAAAGACTGATAGAGAAAGATTACCTCTACAGTGAAGAAAACATCAGAGAAATGAAATCACAATTACGTTCCGTAAAACAACAAATTGCTGATATAGATAAAAAGAACTCAAAAGGATTTGGAGCATGAATGTAAAATTGATCAGTGTTACACCCGATGCAGAGAAAATGATGGGATATGTGGCACGTGTGTCTAATCCCTCCAATCAAGAGAATCCAAAGGTTGCTGGTCTTCTTAAGTATTGTGTAAAACATCAGCACTGGAGTGTCTTTGAGCAGTCATTCATGACTCTTGAGATAGAAACTACAAGAGGACTTGCAGCTCAAATCTTGCGCCATCGGAGTTTTACATTCCAAGAGTTTTCGCAACGATATGCCGATAGTTCTTTGTTGAGTACAAATATTCCTCTTCCTGAACTTCGTCGCCAAGATACCAAAAATCGTCAGAATTCTATTGATGATATTAATGAATTTAAAGTTCAGAAGTATCAAATGTTGATGCAAGATTATTTTTCTAAAGGTATGGAATTATATCAACAAATGCTTACTGATGGTATTGCAAAGGAATGTGCAAGATTTGTACTTCCCTTAGCAACTCCTACCAGACTTTATATGGCAGGTAGTTGCAGGTCTTGGATCACATATATTGCACTCCGAGAAAAAAATGGAACGCAAAAAGAGCATATGGATATTGCTAAAGAATGTAAAAAAATCTTTGCCGAGCAATTTCCTATCTGTACAGAAGCACTTGGAGGGGTAGAAAATCAATGGGTTCTGTAATGTATCCATTTTAAGCAATAAATAAATTCATATCATTAAGAGGTGAAAATTTTGGCAACATATCCGATTATTAATAAAGAAACTGGTGAACAAAAAGAAGTAAAGATGAGTGTTCATGATTGGGTTCAATGGACAAAAGATAATCCTAATTGGACTCGTGATTATTCTGATCCATCAACAATGCCTGGTGTAGGTGAAGTTGGTGAGTGGAAGGATAAATTAATATCAAAAAATCCTGGATGGAATGAAGTACTTTCAAAGGCATCAAAACAACCTGGCGCAAGAAATTTAAGGATCTAAGTAATTTATGGCTAGAAAAAAAAGGAATAATGATCTCCAACCTATTGGAGTTGGATTGACGACAAAACAAATGAAAAGGAAAAAACCTGTTAATAGTGATTACCTTGTAGATATTGAGCCTCTTACAGAAAATCAAGAAAAGTTGTTCAAATCTTATAAAGAAGGAAAGCATTTAGTTGCATACGGATGTGCTGGAACAGGAAAAACTTTTATTACTCTTTATAATGCATTGAGAGATGTATTAGATGAAAAGACTCCATACGAAAAAGTTTATATGGTTCGTTCTTTAGTTTCTACTAGAGAGATTGGATTTCTTCCTGGTGACCATGATGATAAATCTGCTCTTTATCAGATTCCTTATAAGAATATGGTAAAATATATGTTCCAGATGCCTTCTGATGCTGATTTTGAGATGTTGTATGGTAATCTTAAATCTCAAGAGACAATTAAGTTTTGGAGTACATCTTTTCTTCGAGGAACTACTTTAGATAATGCAATTATTATTGTTGATGAGTATCAGAACTTGAATTTTCACGAACTTGATAGTATAATTACAAGAGTTGGTGAAAACAGCAGAATTTGTTTCTGTGGTGATGCTCGTCAGTCTGACTTAACAAAAACAAATGAAAAAAATGGTATTCTCGATTTTATGAAAATTATTCGTTCAATGCCATCATTTGATGTTATTGAATTTGGCATCGAAGATATTGACCGCTCTGGACTTGTAAAAGAGTATATTATTGCAAAAATGGAAGTTGGTTTTTAATGTTTAATCATGTTGACTTGAATCTTTCTAAACTTGAGAGGGAGACTATTGATGGAGTCAGATACTATTCTATTCCTGATGAAGAAACACTTTTGAGACTGGTTTCTATTACTTCGGTGACTAGTCATTTTACGAAGGAGACTTTTGTGAAATGGAGAAAAAGAGTTGGTGATAAAGAAGCAGATCGAGTTACAAAAGCGGCAACACGTCGTGGAACTGATATGCACACTCTTACTGAGTGTCACCTGAAGAATATAGAGTTACCGAAAGTTCCTCCTATTTCTGAGTTTTTATTTAATATTTCTAAGAATACTCTGAAGAATATTGATAATATTCATGCTCTGGAAACTTCCCTATATAGTAAGCAGTTGGGTATTGCTGGAACCGTCGATTGTATTGCAGAATACGAGGGTGAATTAGCAATAATTGACTTTAAGACTTCTAAGAAACCGAAACCAAGAGATTGGATCGAAAACTATTTTGTACAATGTGCTGCATATGGATGTATGTTGTATGAAATGACTGGTATTCCGGTCAAAAAATTTGTAATCATTATGGCTTGTGAAAATGGAGAATGTGTTGTCTACGAAGAACGAAACAAATCAAAGTACATCAAACTTCTTACCGAATATATTAGAAAGTTTGTTAGAGATAAATTGGAATTCTATGAAAGTAAATAACGAATTAGAAAAAGCAATAGAAAATAAATTTCTAACACCATCTAAGTTTGCATTAGAAATTGAAAAGATTGTTGCCGAAGAAAAAATTAACTATATTGATGCTATTTGTCAATATTGTGAAATTAATAATGTTGAGGTAGAATCAGTGACAAAACTTGTATCAAAACCACTGAAAGAAAAACTGAAGTGGGATGCTACAAGACTTAATTTTATGAAAGCAACTTCGAAAGCAAAACTGCCTTTATGAAAATAAAAGTACGGAAAGATCCTTTTCCTCATGTAATTATAAAAAATGTATATGAGGAAGATGAACTGGAAATGATATGGGATGAACTTAAATTTTTTACTCGCCCCGGAAAATTATTACCTCCAGAAGTGTATGGCGCTGCTTCGTATGAAACTGCGGAAAAATCATATAAAACGAAAGCATCTGCAATAGTTTTGGATGAGGTTTTTTATAAACGTATTCATTCTAGTATTATTTCTTTAGAATCTAAAATTCTCAATACTAATGCTGTGCAAAAGTTGTCAGAAATTCATGAATCATGTAGATATTTTTGTAATGATATTGATTTGCTAACCAAACTGCGATACTATCATGATGGAGAAAGTTATGATGCTCATACAGATTATCTTTTTTCATACGTATTCTTTACTTATTTTCATAAAACTCCTAAAAAATACAAGGGTGGTGAATTAATTTTTCCAGATCATGATTATTCATTTTCATGTGATAATAATTCGACTATATTAATTCCTGGATATATTGCTCATGGAGTTAATGAAGTCTCTATTAAAGATTCTGACTACTACGATGGGTATGGTAGGTATTGTGTAACTATGTTTGCAAAAGTTCAATGATTTCTCGTGATGAACTAATGCATCATCGTCTTCAGTCTTGGTTACGAGAAAACCAGTCTGAAGATTTGACATATCTTGGGTATTATGAAGATACTCTTGGTCAACTTAAATATTGGTATAAAATTGCCGATCATAAAGTATCGGTAGATTGTATTGAAGACATTGAATTGATGGAAAATGAAAGTGACTCCCTTTGAAACATATCAGCATTATCTCTCACTAAAAAATCATTTTACAAACCCAAAATACGACTTCTTCCGATATGGTGCGAAGACCCGTGCAAGTGTCTCTTCATTCAATAAAAGAAGAGATAAGTATTGGTTCGAGAAAACCAGTCGTAAATATAATGATGAAGAAGTCGTAAAATTTCTTGTATCTAATTTTGCATACTCTGATAACCCACAGAACCTATGGATCGGAGAAATTATCAATTCTGGAGAAAGAACATACGCCGAGTGGATGAAACGACAGCAGAGTTTGAGTTACTTGTTCAAAGAACAAAGCAACGAATTACTCTCGAACAACGAATTAGAGAATCTATTCAGTTGTTCGAAAGGTCATCCAACAATCTTAAAAAGATTTCTTGGTGGAGACATAAGTCTTGAAACTTTTGTAATCTATGATAG